CCATCACCCTGTAATCTATTCCTAGCTTTCCTATCTGCCAGCTTGTCAAGATTACCTTCCATAATGCTGCCAAGATTCATGTCCACTTCCTTTGCAAGCATAGCGCAGTACCACATGACATCCCCCAACTCTGCACCTATCTGATTTAGCTTATCGTTGTATCCTTCAATATCCGCACCATCACGTATTAACTTCTTTACCTTATTAGCAATCTCGCCAGCCTCACCAGTAAGCCCAAGAGTAATATACTCAAGGGCTTTTTCTTTTGGGAAGATGGCAGTCTCTGCAGCACGTATCTGGTATTCAGTAGCGGTAATACTACTCATCATTTTTCTCTCCTTCATCCAGTTGTTAGCTTCCTGCTCTAGCTTGTTCATGTTTTAGTATCCTCTCAAGGTTATCGTAGAATGCAGTATTCCATCCACGTACCCACTCACGATGCTGCATGGTATTCCTGTCCATGCCGCTGTCAGCCATGAAGAAACCCTTCTTAGCCTTACCACACTTACCTTTCTTAAAGGCTTCATAGCCCCACTCAAACTGTATCTTGAGTGGAGCATCATACTTACTTAGTCCATTACGCCGCATCCTTAGTCTCCTTAAAGGCTTTGATTACGTCAGAAGAGAATAGCTTCTGCAGATTAAGCAGGTACATACGTGACGCATTGTTGTCACCGCCTGATACACTACGCTTACTATCCAAGTTGTTTATGATACGCTTCAGTGAGGCAGTATCGAATACAATCGTTGCGAAAGTCTCACTACCAATACAAAGATTGTGGAACCAGTAATCTGATTCCGTAGCGTTGATGCCACTTGGCTTACCATAACACTCGTATTCGATTGCAATGTTACCACTCTTCTGCCACACATCTCTTTCACTCTTCACCTCAATCTTCTTGTCTTGTAGCATGTCAGCTACCTGTTGCTCACGTACCTTTCCATACTCTAGGTCAATGTCAAACTTCTTGCGGTCTTCAGTCTTTGGCTCTAGGTTCTTCATCTGTAGTCTCCTCTTCATTAGTTGAGGGTTGAATAAAATACTTGACAAGCATCTCTAACTTATCGTGGTAGTTAGCCACCTGTTCAAGTTCCAGTTCGATAGTCTCTACAATATCAGAATGTTCACCGATACCTGTTGTGCTATTCATATACACCTGTATGTTTGCTAGGTGTTTATTAATATTCCCAGCTAAGTGAGAACGCATAGCGTTCACTAATACTTCCTTCATTCAGTTCTCCTTTCTATTTTCAGGGTTAGGGTAGTAAACCTCAACCCATGATTCACAATCAGGACACTCTAAACAACTAAGTATTGTATAGTTATTGTCCGTCAGTTCCTCTACGTCATGGTCTCCTACCCATCTTAACTCTGCGTTACAGTGCCAGCAATTCATATCATGCCGCCTCTATATCTACAATCTCACAGACACCTGCAGTACACGCTAACTCACGCCCACCAGAAGTTGTGTCTTCCTTCTCAAACTCCTGAAGCAATGACCAGTCTACACTACTTGGCATCTTTGTCAAGAACTCTTTGTACTCATCTTCATTTATGTCTTGATAAGGTGCTTGCTGATATGTGTGTTCACTGAATGGCAGGAAGCTGATACCAGATACTTCATCAAAGTGGTCATATACCCATGAGCCTACCTGCATCCACTCATGCTCCTTCACAGAGATGGTAACACTAGGCTTGTGTTCACAGAAATGACGCTGATAAGTAAGCCACAGTTCAAGCTGCTCAATAGCATTCATCTGTGTCCTAGTGACTGCACCTTGAGGTGACTTCATTGGGAAGCTAAATACTGTTGTGCTATCTGGCTTCATTACGTCTGCCTCTGCTGGTATACCCTGTGACATAAGGAACTGTGTGAGTGGGTCTTTGTTATCACCACGTACAGTACGTATGTAGAATGGGTTATGCCTTGCATGAATACCAGAGGCTGCATTGGTAAGCTGCGATACTGTGCCGCTAGGCTTTACACAAGTAACTGCAGTAGACTGTGGAATACCAAGCTGTTTTGCTACTGCTGCGTTAGTCTGCACTGCAGTATCCTTTAGCAACTCAAGCACTGTGGCAAGTTTATCACCTGCTGTAGCTGTTAGATGATTGTCCATGATACCTGTTAATGATACACCAAGTAGTCTTTCTTCCTCTGTGTTGTCCTTCCATATCTTACGTAAGTATTTGAAGTTAGTTAGTGTAGCTTGGAATGTACCCAATATGGTAGCTAGTCGTACCTTTTCCTTGAGTGTATCAGGAGTATCACTCTCACGCACTACTACCTCTGACAAATTACAGAACTGGTATGGACGTAGGATTATCTCACTGCAGGGGTTGCAACCAAAGTCATGGTCTGTCTCACGTCTGCCATTCTTAGCTGCTTGCTTGATAGCAGACTGCCTGTTGAAGATACCACGTTCACCTGACTTACTATCATATAATGACAGCCACTCACGCATGAATGTACCCATCTCAGGCTTTACCTTGTATGCTACAGAGTTGTTAGCCAACGCACGTTGTCCTTCATACTCCCACCACTTACCTGACTTAGCGTGAGCCATCTGGTCATCGTTAAGATTAGACAAGGAAATCAATGCACTGCGGCGTACTCCACCTACGACTACCACCTCACCAATCTTACACATGATGTCGTGACACTCAATTGGGTAGAGCCTACGACCTGCTGCACCCTTGAACTTCTGTACAACAAACTCAAACAACTCAACCAATGGCTGTGGACCTGATGCCCTACCACCAAATGTCTTGAGCCTAGCACCTGCAGGACGTACATCAGATACATCCCATGCTGGTATCTGGCCTATGTACAGCATAGCAATAAGTTCTTTTAGTGACTTTGCCCAGCCGGGTCTGCTATCGCCAACTTTGATAACAGTATCTGTACGATGAAAGTCTTCCGCTACGATGGGTAGCTTGTCTATACAGTGGCGTTCAACGCTAAAGCCTACCCCTGTACCACACATAAGTATATACATGGTCTCATCGAAAGCACGAGGGCTATCTACAGGCACATATGAACAGTTGTATCCACCTACATGGCAGCGGTCTAAGGCTGGTCCTGATGTCATCAATGCTCTCATGCTAGGCATGACACTCTGGTTGAGTACAGCCTCTTCTAACTCACCTCTCAGTGAATCAGATAGCTTATAGTTGTGACTATCACGTAAATGCCTAGCCATATAATCAAAGTATCTAGCGACAGTTTCACTCCATGTCTCCCTTCTTTGCTCATCTTCTTTCCATCGTGCATATCGGGAAAGAGCAATAAAGTTTTGGTAGTCTGTTGGTAATTGGTTGCTTATCATTTCATTACTCCATAATGGTTCTAATTGTTCTTATGTCAGCACCGTCTACATCATAAAAGTATTCACGTATGCCATCTTCTATCTCCTCACCTACCTGCCCATCAGCAGGTATAGGATATTCTTCTTCATCGACATCTATGGTAATGAACATTTTAACTCTTGCCATCTGCCATAACCTCTTCAATCAACTTGTCCAAGTACCACTTGGCTTTCTGCAAATCCTCTAGGGGCTTGTCTTTATAATCAAAACGCCAAAGGTATTTGAGTATGTTACCCTGTAAGTAATATTTAAACCCCTTGTCAGTGGCAGCAGAGATAGCATGGATGCACTCAATACCTGTTTGATTATAATGTGGTGGATTATTAACCATGTCCACATTACCATATGCTTCTTTAGCTATTTGCTCTGCTTCTGCCATCTTCTTCATGTATGTATCATGTCTCATGCTGAACCCCTTGTCTTACTGTTAAAGTTTAGATGTACTATGTTACCATCATAGGTTTTCTCTACACCTGCTTCTTCCTCTAGTTCTACACTAATATCCATCTCATTGTCAATAACTTCCATCACATAATCGTGTGCAATGTCACGTATTTCTTTTGATTCTTCCATGATAGGTACGGTAGCACACATCATCTTAGCAAAGTGCATCACTTGTCCGTAGTCCTCATCATCCATTGGGTTATCAGGAAAAGCTATAATAGATACGTCAATTTCACCAGTCCATTTACCATCATCATCCGCAAATGGTCTGATGCGTATTACAAAGTCTTCATCCTGCATCTCTTTCTTAATACGTTCTATATCCATGTGTCTACCTCCTTTTTACCTTAGTTCCTCTATACTTAATAAAACTCTTATGTTTATTCTTGCCCCTCTCCTTTAACCAATCCTCTGGTATAATCCGGTCATAGTATCGGAACCCATGTTTAATACACCATTCACCATAGGTAGACTTGGCACCTTTACGCAGCTTAGTCCTACTGTTAGTGAAGACAAAGCGTATATCTAGTTTAGGGTGCTGCTTTTTAACAGCCAAGTGCTTACGTCTATCTGCTGTAGTGAATAACCCCTTTGTCTCAATCATTATACCGTTGTCCAGCACAAAGTCTGGTGTATAGGTACGGTAGGCTAGGTCTTCCCACTCAATCTTTATCTCTTCATACATAAACTTATAGTTACGTTCTTTAAGATAGATTGAAACGGTATGCTCTAACCCACTACGATACCCATACTTCAGTGCGTTACGTCTAGCGTTATGCCGCACGTACCTCTCCTATATAAGAGATTATAGGTGGGTTCTTTGCCTGTGATTTAACAGCAGGTAGTTCCCTTAGAGTAGGCCAACAATCAAAACGATAGCTGCAAAACCTACACCCATCATTAAGTACTTTATTACCTGTCTCCTTGCCTCTAAACTTCTCTGGTACTGGTTGAAAACACTTTTCAAACTTGTTCTCCTTTACTGTTGCTACGGTATTCTTAATCTTCTTAACCTCTGCATCAAGGTCAAGTCCTGTTGCTGGTACATACTTGAAAGCACCATTAGCTTTGTTGACTACCCACCAGCCACCGACTTTCTTGCCTGATGCCTTTGCATAGCCAGCTAATTGGCTTACGTATCCGAACCCATCACCACTGGCAAGGGTATCGTAGGATTCAAATTTGTTTCTGTATGACCAGTCGGAAGCTGATTTAATATCATCGACAGCATCGTTAATGACAATATCATATGAGCCGCGAATGCTATCGTCACCAACGTCCAGATGAACGGTTTCACTATCTTCATATTGCACTCCTGCTTCCTTTAGCAATCCCTTGAAGACAGCTTCAACGATGTCTCCAAGCATCATGTTCATTATGAATGTGGTAGGGAAGGGCAAAGCAGCTTCAGGTTTATTCTTCTCATACCATAGCTGGCAGGAAGGTCTGCCAACATTAGACATACGTAACCTGAAGTCACCTCGCTTAGTTTCCCCACCAAACTGACGCTTCAGTGCATCGGATATATCTGTGGCTACTTGTTTTATAGTATCCTCAGACATTTTACTGTCACCTTTGACAGCACTATCCATGTACTGATGTAACGCCAGTTCAGCAGGATGGTTCATTACGCTACCTCTTCTTCAATATCTACAATATCGTCAAGAGATAGGTCATCCAAATCCTCATCATGCTTGCTCGTAGCTTTCTCTGAGTAAGCATTGATGATGTACTCGTTGTAGTTCTGAACCCAACCCATGAAGTCACCAAACTTATCTTGGTCATCTTGCGATAACTCAACAGTACTGGTAACATCCATAGATGCTAGTGGTAGATAGAAGCTATTACCGTTAGGCAGCTTACGCTCTTCACTATTCAAGGTAACGCTATGCTGCACTGGTAGACGCTTCATCTTAGCCAGCTTAGTAAAGATACCGCCGATAGTCTTGAATGCATCACGGTTCTCTACTTCCCAAATGAATGGGGTAGTCTCTACGTCAACAGGATTACCGTTGACATCTTTAGCGTTAATCAACTCGACAGTGCCAAGCACTACACGTACTCGCTTGATTGACCTGATTAATTCCTTAGTCGCATCAGGCAGCGAGTTGTAGTCTTCAATCCAGCCAGCAGGTTTGCCACAGTTAAAACCACCATCGTTATCTTTCAAGTCCATGTTCAGCGTGTCAGCCATCACAGTCTTAACATAACGGTTAGGCACACCCGGTGTACCCATTACAAACTTCTTATACATAAAGCGTTGCATGAATGGACGCATGATTGCGGATTCAGCATAGTAAGTGGGACCATCAGGTATCTCTAGCTTATATGTACCAGCTTTAACCAAGATAGATTCTGCACCCAATATAGGTGAGTGGTTAAGGCGTAGCCTAGCTAGGAACATACCCTGCTTCTTTTGTGCAGGGGCTTCGTTTGCCATGCCCATAGCTTTAGCCATCTCAGCATAGTTATTAGTATCAATAGTTGTAAGTTCAGTCATATGTTTAACTCCTTTTCAGTTGTGGAATGCATAGTTATATCAGGTTACGTCCTTGGTGTCAAGCCAATTCGGACCTATCTTTGCCTCTAATAATAGTGGCACATTGAAGTCCATCCCCCACCTAGTAGTGATGAGTTCAGGTAGTGCAGCATTAGTACTGTCTATGACTTTGATAACCTGCGCTTCTTCGTCAGGATGTATGTCAATAACAATACTGTCATGCACTGTATTTACTATACACGATTGCATACCCTTTAGCAACTCATCAATGTGCAGCAATGCAATAGGTACAATGTCTGCAGTAGCGAATGATTGCACAGGATAATTCTTTATCTGTGTAAAGTGAGAGACACGCCCTGTAGA